GCTTTTTACTAAGTCTCAGGAGTTATTAATATGGGCCAGTTTGCACTAGATCAAGATTACGACGATCCGGCATTTGATGCTGATATGCGCCAGTTGCGTAAAGAGCAATTAGCTGCTGATATCTCGCCAGAAGAGGTAGCAGAAGAATGCAGAGATCTAGACAATGATGATTGGTATTTTGAGGATGAAATCTAATGACCGGATACTTCCTAATCATCTTGTTCCTAGATACTGGCGTCACACAAAAATACACATTTGCTAGTAAGGCTGAATGCGAATCAGTTAAGCCAGCAGTCGCTAGACTATATGAAGGCTTGCGCAGTCCAGTTACTTTGGAATGCAAGAGTCGCAAGATAACTGATGAGCAGATAAAGGAAAGTGTGAAATATGGAAGTGTAACAACTAAGCAAAGTATCAGCATTAAAACTAGTTATAAGTTTTAAGCTTAACTAACTAATTAAAAAGGTGCAACAATGAAACACTTGAAACAAGCCCTAGATACAAAGAATGACTCTTTCAGTTATACAGTTTTAGGTGAAGAGTCTCCTATTTATCTTGTAGACAGCTTTGGTTACTTATTAAAAACTGGTAAACAAATTGGTAACTTTCGCCTGACTGATAAACAGTGGCATTTATATATCGATGATACTCTGTTTATGAGTGGTCCAGAAAACAGCTTGTTTGGCTTACCTGAGTTTGAATTAAAAGCATTAACTAAGTTGATAAACCAATAAGTTTTAGATTCAAATTACTAACAGCCTCCTTAATCGGAGGCTTTTTTATGCTCACAGGTTCACCCTGGCTTAACGTGTGGTACGTCATGACGCACCGACATCATCGTGACGTGGAGGCATTCAAAAACAGTGCCTCACATGCCGCACCCCTCCCCCTGATCCCCCTCACACTCTCCTACTATCTATCCTCCCCTAACTAACCCACTCCCTAACTATCTCTACCTATCCTATGCTATCTAACTCTCCTTACCTACCCATGTAATTTTAAGTTAAATGAAATTCTTTTAAGTCATAACTTTTTAGAGGCCCTATAAAAATGCACGCAATCCAGTATAAGCTTAGTTAGCAGAGTTTCTTAAGTTATAAAGCTTCATTTAGTACAAGGGTACAGATAGGTAGAGATATAGTGATAGGTAGTTAGGAGTAGTTAGGCAGTAATAGGTAGTTAGTTAGTAGGATGCGGGTCGAGGGGGAGGGGGAGGGGGCAAAGTGAGGCACACTTTTTGGTTGACGGCGCGTCAAAAAACTGACACACTGTCGCGTCACGCACACACTCAATAACTAAGGATTACACACAATGGCACGTTCAGAACCTAAGCTACGACCTAGCATCAGTTGGTCGGACTTGGAACTAATGGTTAATGCTGCTGAGCATTTCATTCAACATACTGTAGCAAGTAACCAAGTGACATTAGAAACTGTTAAGCTAATGGAAGTTAAAAAGTACTTCGAAACATTTAAACCAGTTAACGTGCAATCAAGTGCCTTAACTGAGTTCATGGCTAAGTATGGAACACTTCCACAAACTAATGGGGAATCATTAGCGAGTAATATAGAACTGTCGTTACCAGAAGCATCTGCCGCAACTAATCTAGAATCTGTTTCCCCACTAGATATGGCTGATCTAACTAATGAACAGAAATACGATATGATTAAGTTGCGTAAGGAGGTTACTTACACTGAAGCAGAAAACGCATTCATGCTTAATACAGGCACAATGATTATGATGCAACGTGCTAGAATCAAACCAGTTAAAGCAGAGGACTTATAATGGAAAACATAACTAAGGCTGAAACTATTGAATACTATCCCACATTCTATCTAGTCCACTATGGTAAACGCCTAACAGAGATAGAACGTTGTGATGCTGAACAGCTAGCTAAATGGCTAGATAAAGGTTATCAAGTAGTGGACCAGCGTACGCATTATGATTGCAAAGATAGTTTCTATGATTGGCATCAAGCTAGGATTAGAAAGACTCATTTGCAAAAACTAAGAAGACTTCAAGGATTTTCTCCAGCCAATACTAGGAAACCATCAAAAGTTAAAAGCAAAGGAGCTAAAGCTCCTAAGATTCAAACTTCTAAACCTAAGTCACTAGCTGAGATACTTAAGGAGGATTCTAATATAGAGGATTGAAGCTAACCTAAATGATAATCATTCCCAATAACTTTGCAAATCCCTCATCACACGCTTGTCCAGGCTTATCGGCGCTGCCCGCCGAGCTAGCTTAATTTAGCCGCCCCTAAAGTCAAACACCCACCTGCATAAAATTCGCTACGGCCGCAAGCGGCCTGTGCTATAATTTTAATTGGCTAGGGCACTTTGACTTCAGTGCTCCCGGCTAAAAGGCTAACGCCCCGTCGGCAACCCGATGGCGCCCGGACCGCTCCACCAGTAGTAAGTAACTCACATACTAACTAAGCAATAGAGGACACTAAAATGGGAAATACTAACGGACGCACTAATCCAGCGCCTAGGAAACTAGAAGTGGGAATGGCAGTAGTTGTGTGGATTAAGCCGGGAACGCATTTGTTTGATTTTGAGCTAGCTGCGGGGGCAAAAGTAGGAGTCTGGTTTAAAGCTGAGTTACTAGGTTGGTGGATGGAAGACAATAGATATAAAAGGCCCATTTGCTATAGAATATCGTACAATGATGTAACTAGTGCAATATCTAACGTGATTATCATTCGCTCTACTGCAATAGCAGATAACTTGCAACCTAGTGAAGTTAAGTTGCGAATGAAAAGAGCAGCAGATAGACAACACACTAGACTAGTATCCGAACAATAACTAACAATACAAACCTGAAAGTGATGAAAGTGAGGAAACAAAAATGAAAGTGACTTGCCCAATAAGCGGGATAGTATCTGTACTAACTACTCCCATACGCGGCCATGCTATCCACCCGCACGCAATGCTGAGTTCTAGTATCAAGTGCCAGCAACTAAATGAATGGTATCTAGAGACATGGGCAGCAGGTGATCTCCCAGTAGTAGAGACTCATTTGCTAGGCTGTGCTTATCTCTTAAAGCTCCCAATTGAAAGTATTGGCTTACCTCAGATGGATGATTTGAAACTAGCTCAATGGGATAAGTTCTGGGCTGCGAATATGGAGAAGCTTGCTAAACTAGCAGCTAGGTTAGAAGGGAAAAACAGTACTTTCAAGTATCTTCCTAAACTGGTAGTATCCGTTGACACAATTGAAGTGTTGCCAGAATGGATTAAGGATTTAGAACAAGAAATTCGCACCAGTTCTGCATCTGTAAGTGAGAAAGCAAAGGAGCTGAATCGGGCCAGTTACAAAGCTAATACTGAAACTGCTAACAATCCTAGCAAGTATCTGGCAGAGGATCAAATAGAGCAGGTAGTTAGGAGAGCACTTAATAAGTCTCCACTCAGCAACAATGAAGCTAAAGCACTTCCTGTTATACTTAGCGATTGGGCTCTGAAAGTAACTGAGTTCCCAGAACATACTAAGATGCGCTGGCAGCGGATTGTGCAAACTATCTTTGATGCTGACTACATCAATAAAATCCTGATGAGCGATATTAAGCTAGAGCAAGTTAAAGCTCTAGAATCTCACTTGCTAGTAAATACCCCTCCTCATGCAGTAGGTACTAGCCACAGCTCAATACTGATGGCCAGACTTGCAATGGTGATTCCAGTCTTTGAGGACTTTAGTCCGGAGATTAGTAGCCGTAAGATGGGTAGCCAAGATGAATTGCTAGCAGCACTAGACGGTAATAGCGATTCGCCAGCGCCTCAGCAGAGAGCGAGCGCAGCGAGCGGGACAATAACAGCAAATACAGGCTCTAAACTAACACTAGGTCAGAGACTTGCAGCTCGTATGCAAGAAATGGCCCTGAAGAAAGCAGGTGGCCAATAATGAAAGCCTTTAAATATAAGCCAACTCCTAACCTGACTGCGGAACAAGCTAAAGTGTATCAAGATAACTGGAACCTTTCAGAAGTAGAAAGGGAAAACTTAGACAATTACTTTTTGCGCCAGTGGAGTGAAATAGAGCTAGTAAGTAATATAGGTATTAACCATAAAGGCATGCCAGTCATTAGTATATGGAACACGGATTACATTCCTGTATTCACTGGTAAGGACATGGCAATTTGGGATAGGATTTGCTATCTAGCAGCTAATGGTTATGATCCTAAGCCTGACCCAATCAATAACAAGTACCCAATGTATTGGTGTAGTTTCCGGTCTGGGCTAGTAGAAGGGAAACGATTTAGCTATGTGATTATTCAGGAGGACAGGAAATGAGGAGTTTTGAGACTTGCCATTTGCCAGTAAGCTCTAAGGATTTGAATGCAGCGCTTAAATGGTTTGGAAGTAAGCGGACAACTCAGCAGGATGCATTAGTTAAAAAGCATAAGATTATAACCTATGCTGACTTGATTAAAGCATTTAAGGAAGGTAATTAGATATGAGCCGGAAACAGATGTTTATAGCCAGCTATATAGCAATCAGCCACAGGCCTTGGAAACCCGGTAAAGTGTCAGTTAATTTGTGGGGAGAAGTACAGGCTCGGGCGATAGAGTTGGCTAAAATAAGAAATGTACGGGACGTTGAGCACTACCGGCATATATACGAAGGTTGTAAAGTTTCACTTGGTACAGCTTCTACAGAATCAGATGAAATCATCTATAATATGATGTTAGGCGACTAAAGGAATCTTGAAAGTGAGCGCATACGAATCCCCACTAGAGCGACTTAAGAGATTAGGTCGTGAAGCTAAGGCANGAGCCTTAGGAGTNCCAGCCAGTCCACTAGATAATAAAGTAATAGAATCAAATCTAGAAGTATTGCCTAATCCCATAGCTGCCAGTATCAATGAATTCAATGGAGTAGTGCTTACTAGTGAGCAAGCATTAGGAGTTAACTACGCTCTCCAAGGTTCCAGTTTCTGCATGACTGGCGCTGCTGGCACTGGTAAGACCACAACTACGCGGAACATAGTCTCTTCCCTGATTCAAAGTAACAAGATTCCAATGCTTACAATCACGCATCGCTATCTCAGTTCTGGCGCCCCAGGAATTGTAGGCTGTGCGTTTACTAACAAAGCAGTTCAAAACATCAAGCGTGTGATGCCTAAGGATTTGCAATCTAACTTCCTTACCATTCACAAGCTACTGGAATTCGAGCCAGTATATTATGAAGCTTGGGATGAGAAAGATCACAAGTATAAAACTAAGATGGAATTCAGGCCGGGACGCCATGGAGTTAACCCACTGCCAGAAAGCATAAAGGTACTGATAATTGAAGAAGCAACTATGGTTTCTATTGAGCTTTGGAATCAGTTGTTTGACGCTCTCCCCATTGGGGGTAATATTCAAATCATTCTCATTGGAGATATTCAACAGTTACCACCAGTTTTTGGTAAGTCTATCTTCATTCATGCTATGCAAGTTGGTATTAAAGTAGTAGAACTTACGCAAGTTCACAGGCAAGCATTAGATAGCCCCATCCTAGAACTAGCTCACAGGGTTCTATCCGGTAAAATCATCCCAAGCGTAGAACTTCCTGACTGGAATAAAGAGACTGCTAGTGGCAAGCTCACTATCGTGCCATGGAAAGCAGCTCTGACTCCTGAAATGGCAGTGCGTAAAGTTGGCAAAGACTACTTGCCCAAGTCAATTGATAGTGGTGCATATCATCCATTTGAGGATGTGATACTTTGCCCATTTAACGTAAGCTTCGGATGTGATGAACTAAATCGCCATGTAGCAACCTATTTGGCACAAAGCGATAAGTGGAATCCAGCAGGCAATCTGGTTCACGAAGTTATCGGAGGTATGAATACTAAATACTTTCGCATAGGTGATAAGGTTCTCTGGAATAAGACTGAGCATGTAATCACCGATATCAAAGTTAATCCAAAGTATTATGAAAAAGATCCTCAGTTGCCTAGTCAGACTCTAGACTATTGGGGATGTGAAACTGATGAGCATGCTGGCGATATCATGGCAGCTATGCTAGATGGCAGTACTGATGAGTTATCAGAAGCACACTCTGCTAAGATGGACTTGTTACTTAAAACCTTCAGTGACTTAAGTGATGGCGATAGTGAGAAGTCTACTAGCAGGCAATGCTCACATATCATAAAGGTAGATAGTGATGAGTTTGGCGATTCTAGTATTGAGACTAGTGGTGACCTTGCTCTTCTCACACTTGCTTATGCTATTACTGTACATAAGTCTCAAGGGTCTGAGTATAGAAGAGTATTTTTTATTACTCATAAATCTCACGCTACCATGCTATTTAGGGAGCTTGTATACACTGGCATTACTCGGGCGAAAGAAGAGTTAGTTATAATTTGCCCAGCTAGCCTGTTTGTCCAAGGCATCACAAGTCAACGCTTACCGGGCAAGACACTAATAGAAAAGATTGCAGCATTTCAGCGATATCTAGAAATCAGCAAGGTTAGTGAAACAGAATTGCCTAGGGGCATGAACATTCTTACTAGAGATATGGGAGTAGCATGATATGAGTAATGAAGCTAATGAACGTCGTGCATATTATGGGTTGCTGAATAGTCAGTACCTAGATTGTATACGGGCTGGAAGATCCCCTAAAACAGGTAGACGTGTTCGTACTAGTAGACCTTCAGCATTAGAACTGCGGGCTAAGAAAGTCAACTGGGCTAAGCTGCAAGTTAAAGGCGCAGCAGTTGGACTATGCCAAGCAGTAAACCAAATGGTACTTAGGCCAGGAGAGTACTTAGAGCTAACTAAAACTATAGTGAAGCTTGAGCGGCTAATGTTGAATTACTTAACAGAAGGGTATGAAGTAACAAAACTGTCTTACCAGCGAGATACAGATACTAGCAAAAAATAATCGCATTGACGTGAGGGGCCATTTTTGAGACCATAGGCCCCTCGAAGCGGCAAGCCTCGAACGAATCATTCACCGCATTACACACTCTCTTAAAGGATACAAATTATGTCCCTCGTAGATCTGACCAAAACTGCTGCTGTTAAATTCAACTACCGCGAAAACAAAGAAACTAAAGTTAAGCGCCCTTCGGTAGAGTTGGAAGTTCCAGAAGTTACTGTGAATGCAGTAGCATCTTATCTGACTCACGAAGATCCTAAAGTAGTTTCCCTGATTCTGGAAACTCTGCAAGGTTCGCTGAACAGCTACATTCGTGGCTTCGTGGATAGCAAAGAAGACTTCACCCAAGCTGATCTGGATGCACTGATTGCAGAAGGTAAGATTGGTTTCGAAGCTCTGGCTAACTTGCCACGTTCGGAACGTAACACTCTCACTAATGAAGAACTGGCCGAGTTCAGCAAGACTTATTTTGTTCTGGCTCAGGAACTGCTGGGTAAAAATGAAGGCCAAGCTACTGCTGCTGCCGCTGTATTCAACAGCCGTATTAAGAAGATTGCTGGTGCAGTACCAGCACTTACCAAGATCAAAGGCGATCTGGAGAAATTCCTGGAACTGGCTAGCGATGACGTTGTTGCTGAACACAATAAGGCTTTGAGCTATCTGACTGCTAAGATTGATGAGTATCTGGCTGAAGATATCACCGCTGATAGCCTGTAAATTGTACTGACTTCGCTACCTTGCGGAAGTCTGGCGAAGTTCTTAACCCGCATCTGCTAACATAGAGATTGCGGGTTAAGTCAGTAGTAAGGTTGGTCTAGAATTGACCCTACTTCTCTAGAATAGATGCGCAAGGCTACTAGTCAAATTGCCTTAAGAGTCCAATTGTTGTATGACTCAAGCACGGATCGTACCGTGGAGTGGCTTTAATCGACGGGATAACTGTCAGAGGCGCTGCTAAAAACTCTACAAAGATTTAAAGGTTAGCCAGTTCCCTAGGTTGTTCGCCGTGTCTAACATGCGCGCCTAAAATACTGGCACTTCGTAGCGTTGTGGGATAGGATGGAGAGAACTCCAGTCAGCTAAGGCCGACGTAAACTATCCTGCTACATGGTGGACGCGGCGCCACAGTAAATCCAGCCGCACTTATTTTAAAAGGTACGCCATACGAATATTGGCTATCTCAAACTGCCCAGTTAGCTGGTAGGTATATTACCTATCGGCGCTGGGTTTTTTATGCTCAGGAGAAAAGTAATGCTGGCAATTGGAATGAGTTGGGCAGAAGACGCAACTGCGATTAACGAAGCTGAGCTAGTAGCAACTAGTAAATCAGCCAAACCATTCCCACACAAGGGAGACACCGTAACTATCAAGCATCAAGTTAAGCGTACCCCTGCTGGCGACGTGCTTGGCTTGCAGCGTGCAGATGGTAAGGGCTATCAAGCTACTATCACTGCTGTATACATGGATGGCACCGTGCGTACTGGGCATTCAGATATCTGGGAAGTTAAGCCAGGTACTACAGGTCACTGGGAAACAGTTAATCCAATGCATGAACGTAAATAAATAAGTAAGAGAGTAACATGGCTACTTTAATCACAGCAGAACGAGCATTTGCGCTGGCTAATCCTAGCGATGCAGAAGGCCTTGCGCGATATCAGGATAGTATCTCAGATGCTATTACTGAGGCTGCAATGGCACAGATTGTGACCATTAACTTGAGAGTTCCTGTGCAATATAGTGGAACAATTCAGTGTTGGCTTGCAGACGCAGGTTACAATACAACTGTAGTCCCAGATGAACTTGAAGACTGGGCATTCCTTAATGTAAGTTGGGGCCGGAGTTAAGAGCATGAAATCTGTTAAACAATTCGCATTTACTGAAGCTCAAGTATCTAAGCTGATGACTATGCAGGATGAGCTGAATACCTATATTCACCCGGAGTGGAAGTCCCAAAGATTTGATTGGAACTTAGCAATCATTGATGAGTGTATGGAAATTCATGGCCATCTAGGTTGGAAGTGGTGGAAGAAAGATTACAAAGTTGGGATGACTGCTAGTAACGCAGCTCAGATTAAGCTAGAAGTAATTGATATCTTGCACTTTATATTGAGTAGCTGGATTGAAACTGGTAATGGACATTACTTGCTAGAAAACTTTAATTCACCTTGCAGTTCTGCATTGCCACTAGAGTTCACAGTATCTAAGATGCTGGACTTTGCTGGACAAGGCAGAGCTGTCATGTTCATGGAATGCTGGACACGGTTAGCTATTGGTACTGGACTGACTGAGGTAGAAATTCTAGAAACATACACTCAGAAATACGTACTTAATAAGTTCCGTCAGGATCATGGATATAAAGACGGTAGCTATGTTAAGGAATGGCAGCGTTGTAAACCTGGGCTGTATGATACTGAAGATGGAATCAAATGTTTCCTAGAAGATAACGAAGTCCTTGCCGAAACTGTAGCTCGCTTTAAACTAAGTGGGCTCGATAGCACAGACGAAACAGCGCTTTACAACTCGCTTGAGCTGAGCTATAATTCTCGCCTGAATAAGTGATTCTTTAACTCTTGCAGGAGATACCAAAATGGCTGAGTCGCCACTAGATAGATTGAAAAGACTGGCAGCAGAGAAAAAACTAGCGGCAGCAGCTCAGCCAGTAGCTCCAGTTGTAAATGTGCAAGCGGAAACAGCGAGCGCCGAAGGCGGAGCGTCCGTAGCAGTTGTTGTTATCTCTGAGGAACCTAACAATGAATCAGAAAGAGTTGGAAGCGTTACCAATAGAAACAGTCAGGCAGTTGTACTTAACAGCGAGCCGAGACAGCTATCAGTACAGCCGGATGTTTTGGGAAGTGAAAGCGGAAGTATCCCTACTGAAATGGGCCTTAGCGCTGAGCCTAGTAGCCAACTTGATTCTGCTAATAGCGGTTCTAGTAACCTAAGCACTCATCCGCTAGCAATGCAATTCGCTGAGCTGGAAGCCGCACTACTTGCCCAGCAACCTGAGTTTAAAACTATCTTGCGCCAGATTCACCGGCACTTAGGTCAGGAACCTGAACTAGTAACTAAGATGACTGAGCAAGAGATTCAGCTAATTGTGTCCGGTCTAGTAGTATTTGCTAATGCTGAGATCGTTGCACCAGCAGTAGCGAAAAGTACAAAGGCTAAGATTGCAGCAGCTAAAAAAGTTCCAATTAGCGCAGATGATCTCTGAGGATTAAGTACTTGAGCCAGTTTAAGCGAGGGCTGTGGGATGCAGGTGATGACATTAAGCCTCAGGATCAGCTCTTGCTTGCTGTTACTATCTGGCTACGTACTTACAGTTGTGATGATCAGTATCTAATTGGTCTGGACAATCTGATAAAAATTTTGGTGCCGTTTACCACTGAATTAAAGTTAGGCCTTGGCGTTCCCACTCTGCCAGCAGACAGGATTGTTAGTAGCGAAGGTGATATCTGGCGAGTGGTTGGGCCAGGCAAGTTTGTATACAGCAGTTCCAATTGGGCTAGAGAGTTTGAATTGCAAGGCTATTATGATACTAGCATCCAGCTTAGCGTGCATAGAAGCTGGCTAGAGTGGGCAGTAATGAATGCCATTCTAAATCTAGATCATGCAGGCAAGCCTTGGCTCAGAGATAACAAGCGCTCAGTGCCTACTACCATTGGCGGAATAGAATTAGCGGAGTTTTTAAAATGAACATACTTGATAGTCTAGATAAGCTTCCAAACTTCCTAGACGAACTAGCCCCCACTGCATTGCTGATCCCAGTAGTAGATCTATTACCGGGCCAGATTGATCCACGCTATACTCGCCTTAGTTACTCTGGCAATACAACTCTCCATGCTTGCCCACGTAAGTTTCAGCTAGAGAAACTGCAAGCTGAGCGACCTGAACAAGACACTTCTACTAGTGTGACGTTTGCATTCGGGCATTCAGTTGGTGAGGGTATCCAGCAATACCTTATCGGACGGGGCCTATTTGATGAGCAGCTGGCATTTGATACTGCTATATGGAAAATGTTCTTAGCTTGGGACTGTGACTTGCTAGCAGAGAATGACAAGCAGAAGAAGAGTTTCCTTAGGGCAGTAGCTGCATTGCTATTGTTCCGAGGCATATGCCAAGATGGATTGATTGGCGATGATTGGGAAGTAGCAAGCTTTAATGGTAAGCCAGCAGCTGAACTTAGTTTTCGCATTGATCTGGGTGATGGATTCTATTTCCGTGGATACGTTGACTTGGTATTACGGAATAAGATCACAGGTGAATTCCTGATCCTAGAACTTAAAACTTCTAGTGCAAACTATGTCAACACAGCTAGCTATAAGAACTCAGCTCAGGCAATTGGATATAGCGTAGTTCTAGATACCATTGCCCCAGGCACTAGCAGTTATAGCGTACAGTACCTAGTATATATGACTAAGGCTGAGCGCTATGAAGTGTTTGATTTCCCCAAAACATTTAGGCAGCGTGTGCAGTGGCTGCAAGATTTGATGTGGGATAAGAAACAGATAGTAGATATGGTTAGTTTCTATGGCAATGACGGAGTCTGGCAAGTTCGTGGTGAATCTTGTACAGATTTTGGAAGGCCTTGCGATTTTATGGACATGTGCGGAATGGAAACTGTAAGGTTAGCGAGTCCGCTATTAGAATCACATCTAACTGAAGACAAAGAATACGAATTCGAATTCACAATACAGGAGCTATTATCCTAATGGCTAAGCTCAGCAGCTTAAAAGAAACTAAGATCAAGCATGTAATGATCTTTGGCCCACCCAAATCTGGTAAGACTCTGCACGTAGGTAAGTTAGCAAAGTACAAGAAGCTAGTCTGGTTTGACGTGGAGAACGGTTTCGGCACACTCTTTCAACTAGATCAGGAACTACAAGATAAGATTGAGCTGATACATATTCCAGATACTCGTGGCATTCCCATGGCTATTGAGACCATGCTCAAAGTTATAAAGGGAGTTAAGTGTGTGATCTGTGATGAGCATGGCAAGGTATTGCCATGTCCAACATGCGTTAAACTTTATCCCCCTCCTGCTGTGATACCTTCCACTACTGTAGAATTAAACGCCCTTGACAATGACTCGGCTGTGGTAGTAGACTCCTGTACTCAGCTGACGAATAGTGCAATCGCACACATCACCAAACTTAAGCCAGATGATTATAAGCTTGAGTATGATGACTGGGCATATCTTGGTAAGCTAATGGATACATTCTTTAGTTATGTCCAAGCAGCTAGCTTTAACGTGATTTGCATTAGCCACGAAGCTGAAGTTAAGATGGTAGATAAATCAGCTAAGCTTGTTCCAGTTGGCGGCACTAGCAATTTTAACCGGAACGTGGCTAAGTACTTTGATGAAGTAATTTATGCTAGAGTGCAGAATGGTAAGCATACTCTAGCATCTAGCACAGCAACTGACAACAATATCCTGACAGGATCACGAGCGAATGTGGATCTTGGTAAGACTCCAGATGCTAACCTAATAGTATTGTGGGGGCAGACAGCATGAAGTTTGCAAAGCGTGAGATAGAAAGTATTAAAATTAGTATGCTGGAAGGTGGCAGCACTAGCTTCCCAGTAGTAGGTATGGAGAGAGGTGAGAATCAAATTCTAACTGTCTATGCCCACGAAGATAAGTTCAATGGTGGCCAGACATTCTGCATTGAGCTGGTAAATAAAACTACTGGAGAAGTGTTTACTAACCAGTACAGACTGGCAGCTGATCAGTCGCATGAAGTAAAGATCAAAGAGATTCTGTTAGTTGATGTAGCAGAAAAGATGTAACCAGTAATACCAGCAACAAACCAAATCTAAATACTTAAGTGAGAAATACTATGTCCTTTGATAACTTGCTCGACATGAACCTTGATGACTTGGCTGATCTGCAAAAGTTTGAGCCACTACCTAAAGGTTCTTACAAATTTGGTATGAGCTGGGAAATGCCAGACCATGAAGAGTTCCGTATCGTTCAGCTTAAACTGACTATGATGGAAGTGTTGGACCTGCCTGGCGTAGCAGAAGAGAACTTCCCTGCTATTGGTAAAGCAGCTACATTCTACATGCGCATCCAGCGTCTGGATGGTGAGCCAATGGTTTGGGCAGATGGCACTCCTAATACTCAGGATCAAGGCCGACTCAAGGAAGTTCTGAAAGCAATCGCTCCAGTATTTAATCCAGAAGGTACACTGACTATTCAGGGTATGATTGAAGCATCTGAAGGCGCTGAAGTCGTAGCAACTCTGGGCGTTCGTGCTAGCAAGAAAGATCCAGACAGCAAGTTTAACGAGATCAAACTCCTTACTCTAGCTTAACAAGCTGATAGCTCAAGCTCAGGCCAACTAAGCTAAGCAACACAAGCCCCGGTTAGATTAAAAGTCTGCCGGGGTTTTTTAGATTACGGGGAATGGAAAATGAATCAGCAGGTAGCAGACACTAAGTTATCAGCGTCAAGCATAGCAATTACTAGAGAGCATAAGACTGTTATCAAGCAGAACATAGTTCTGTGGATCAGTCATGAGGATAAGCCTCACTGCGCTAAGCTCTCAGCTATGTTTGCCAGTGCTAACCTCCGTGTATACGATGGCAACGATGTAAGTTCTATTGCGGTATTAGCAACTCAGTGCAAGAATGCTGGGTTCAATACCATTGTTACTACAAGACTAGATGTGTTGCTGGCTCTGCTCCCACAAGGGCGGATTAAGAAAGCAAACATAGCTAACTATACTGGCAGCATTATCCCATTCCATGGTGTAGAGTTCCTGTTTGTTCCAGCACTTAAGCAACTGGTCTCAATTGAATACGCACCGTGGATGTTTAAGCAAATCATTCGCAAAGTAACTGAGCCTGATTCGTGGCGCAAGACTTCTGAGTTTCGCTGGTGGTTACTTAAGCCAGGTCGGGACATGGAAGATGCACGTAAATTGCTGGCTACCTGTGATCTAATTGCAGTGGATACTGAAACACAAAAGCCCAATGCAACTTGCAAGTGGCCGCGCATAGAACTACTGCAATACACTGGATTCAAATTCGATACTAATGAGTCTTGGACTTATGTAGTGACCATGGATAGCATGGATGCAGTTCAGTTCATGCGCTCTGTTAATGCTAATGATGTTCGGAAGGTATTGCAAAATGGCAAGTATGATTGCGCATATTTCTTTATGTATAACGCGCCTCTCAGTGCCTACTATCACGATCTTAAAAATGGAATGCATAGCCAGTATTGCGAACTTCCCAAGGATCTTGCATTCTCGTCTGCCTTGTGGTTGCGAGATATTATGTACTGGAAAGACTTATCGTCGTCCGGAGATAGTCAGGACAAGTTCAGGTACGGCGCTCTTGATACGTGGGCTACAGGGGAAGCTTATATTAGCTGGCTCCAGCAAGCGCCGGACTGGGCAAAGACAAACTATGTAACTGAGTTCGCATTGGTTCCTTCTCTGCATATGGTAGAGATGCGCGGTATTCGCCGTGACATGCCAAGGCTACGTGAAGTAAACGCACGCAAGCAAGAGGAACTGAAAGGAATTCTAGCTACATGTCAGGCTATGGTAGGCTCACCTAAATTTAATCCTTCCTCACCAGATCAAGTTGTGAAACTTATCTGTGTGCTTACAGGAACTAAACCTCCTAGTAAGGAAGTGAAAGTTAAGGACATGACTGAGCAAGAGAAGCGTGCTCGGCAAGCAGCAGATAAGAAAGCAATGGAGAAAGCTTCATATGCTCACCCACTTAATGAGCGAATCCTCACTGCTATTAAAGAGTATCGTGAATTGCGCAAGGAGATCAGTACATATCTCCCAGTTGGTGCAGCACTGAAGTCCACTGCTAAAGTAAAGAAAGGGGAATCGCTAGGCAAAGAGTTCGGGCCACCAGGCTTTGAGCGAGTTCTGGCTAGCCTTAACCCAGATGCCACTGACAGCGGAAGGCTAGCCAGTAAGGAGCATCATTTCTGGTGCGGTATCAATATCCAGAATATGAAGTCTAGTGGCGATGTGAAGACAACTTATATAGCTGATGAGGGATTTGAACTATTTGAAGCTGACTTCTCCCAGGCTGAAGACAGAGGCGTTGCGTATAGTTCTGGTGATCCAACTCTGCTTGATATCTTTGAGCGCGGTGTAGATAGCCATAGCTATAAAGCTGCAATGTTCTTTGGTATCCCTTATGAGGATATTTATAAGGAAGGTAAACAAGCTTATATCGATGGCGAGACTGGCCTGCATGTGCCAGCAACTGAGGGGAAGATTCTTCTCAAACCTATTCGCCAACTTGGTAAACGAATTAACCACGGTGCAAACTACAACATGGGTGCCCAAGTATTGTTGGAAACAATGGGTATCAAAGCTGTACGTGAAGCACAACGAGTTCTTAAACTTAAGTCCTCAATGACCTTGATTCAAGTATGCCAGTACCTGCTAGACTGTTATGCCCGAGCGTTCCCAACTGTTAAGAAAGAATACTATAAATCTATTGTACTGGAAATTAAAAGAACTAATAAGATGGTATCAGATACTGGTTGGGTACGGTATTGTTTTGGTAATCCCGAAACATCCAAGCCAGCACTCAATAAGTATGTGGCACACAAGACTCAGAATCTCAATGCAATGAACTTGAATAAGGCTTGGCTTAGAGTCAACGCTAAGTTTATGTTCAATCCCAATATACGCCTCCTAGCTCAAATCCACGACTCCATACTTGGACAGACTCGTATCGGCCACCGATACCTCATTCAAGAAGTCAAGGAACTAATGACATTCCCCGTACCAATTAGAGACTGTGCGGGAATCACAAGAGACTTAATAGTCCCGGTAGATATTAAAATACTCGGACGTACTTGGGCAGGTACAGATGAATGAGCCAGCTAAACTCACACTCGCTAGTTCCAGGGAGTATGATCCCCATATCAATCCAGACGGAACACAAGACTTCTTTGCGCATTACTTGGAGTATACTTCCGGCACAGAAGTTCCAGCCCATGCCAATCGCTGGTCTGCCATCGGCATGCTGGGTGCTTGGCTTGGAAGAGATGTCCACGTTAAGTTTGGATCGGCTAAACTATATGCTAACCAGTACATTATGTTGCTGGGAGAAGCTGGTAGCAAGAAATCCACAGCTATTAAAACAGCTAAGAAGTTACTTGCTAAAGCAGGCTACGAGAATTTCTCGGCTGAAAAGATTTCCAAAGAGAAATTCCTTTCTGAACTTGCCAAGCAAAATGGGGCAGGAGCAACGGGCGGACTTAATAATATTCTTGACCAACAACTCTTTGGCGAGATAGATGACTGTGATTACCGAGAGACTTGGGTAGTGGCAGATGAGTTCAATGAGTTCTTTGCTAATAACATTTTTGAATTCTGTAGTACCTTAGGGAACCTATGGGATTACGAGGGCAAATATGAAAACTCTGTTAAGCACGGGGAGTCAGTTGTTATCCCCAATCCATACGTTAACATCCTTAGCGGGAATACCCCGACTACTTTCTCAACCACCTTTCCAGTTGAAAGCATTGGCCAGGGATTCTTTAGCCGAATCTTGGCAGTACACATTAAAGCTAGTGGACGAAAGATCACTAGGCCAAAGAATCCTAGCGAGGAGGAGACTCAGCTCGTACTGGACAGACTATTGGAGATCAGAAACTATCACTCCGGAGAAGTGGAAATCACCGAGGACAGCTGGAACCTCATTGATAGGATCTACCAAAACTGGAAAGGAATCCCAGATAGCAGGTTTGAATCGTATAGTAATAGACGACTTACTCACTTGCTCAAGATCGCACTTATCCATGCCGCTAGCAGACTATCACCTACCATTGATGCCATTGATATCAAGCGGGCAAATACGATCATGGATTACACAGAACACTTTATGCCAGATGCATACGGGGAGTTTGGTACGGCACGTAACTCTGGCATGACCCATAAGATTATTAAGGAGCTAGAGCTTAGCAAAGAACTTCTTAATATTCATGATCTGTGGAGTAAGGTTCAGCTAGACTTTGACAAGATGGAAAGTTTCCAGAACCATATCATGGGCATGGTGCAAGCACAGAAGCTTCAGTTCAGTGGCGATAAGTTATTGCCGATGAAGAGAGTATTAGAAACTCCAACTAATGAGTATCTGGATTACAGATACATGAGTTCAGAAGAGAGAGGGGAATAGAGATGAATAGCGGAAATGAAATTTACAGTGCACAAATTGCTAAAGACCGTTTGCTGGCATTGAAAGATAAGCCAGTATATATAGAAGCAAAGCTAGTTGACCCTAGCGTAGAGCAACCGGATCAAGTGATTAAAGTTCCTGAGCCAGTCGTAGCTGATTCAGTTGCAGCTACATTAGCGCAACGAGGTTCTCGCTATGGGGACTTCACTGATCATGCTAGAGTTTGCCAGAGTTTTAAATCATGCGCTATCATAGCCATGCCTGCAAATAGTGGCAGAGGTTTTGAAAACCTAGACGATGTAGCTAAGCAGGCAATTGAAGTTATCTTTGATAAGATTGCTCGTATCCTCACTGGTGATCCTAACTACGATGACAACTGGCATGACATTCAAGGCTATGCGAAACTTGTAGAAGATCGTCTCCCTAAGAGTAGTTAATGCCATGTACAAACCAGAGCCAATTCTAATCTTAGCTAAGCGCTACAATCAATTCAAAGCTGGCGAAGGTTGGCTTTGGGAAAATGGTTATTTTAAATCCAAACGGCCTATACGGATAACACAAGGTTACCAGCTGAGAGGTCTTAGAAATCTCAGACTATTCATAATGGACGAAGCAGAGAGTACTGAGTTTGCAATAGAGTTAGCGCATAGTAACTTTAAACTCCGTAACAAAGTCTTTGACATGAATGACTTGCGAGATTCCCAAGAACTTAAATTCAAAATCACAGAGAGAATCTGATGGCTAGCACAACCCCAGTTAAAACTTATAAAGCTAAAGTCAATATTGTAGTAGATACTGAAACACTGGCACTAGATTCCAAGGCAGCAGTCGTGGACATTGGTGCCGTAATGGCAATGGGTAAGTTTGAGCCTTGCCAATTTCAGCTCTATATTAAACCATCCAGTTATGTTGGCACTCCATTTGAGATTGATGCTGACACACTAGAATGGCATGAGAAACAGAATCCAGGTTATCTAGATAAGTGTGAAGAACTAGGCGTATCATTTCAGGAAGCGGCTCACGAATTCCATACATGGCTCAGTGGATTCGCAGCTAATGCTGAGCTACATATGTGGGCACAGGGTAAAGACTTTGACCAAACCATTCTTGGCTATCTATTCAAAACTAGCGGAATTGAAAAGACTGCTTACAGTTACCGGAACTTTCATTGTACACGAGATCTATTGTTTCTTAATCCTGGGGCACGTATCAAAGGTGGCCAGGACGAAGCAGCGCATACAGCTTTAGCTGATGCAATCTGGGCAGCAAAGCAATTCAATGCTATTGTTGATAAGTCTTCTTGGTATCAGAGGTTATTTGCCTAATGGTCCAGATCGTAATGCTAGACCAGCGAATCATTAATATGGTTCAGGAAATTCCTAATCACCCTAAGCTATTTGCTAGAATGAAACAGGCTGAGCTAGATGGAGCTAATGCTCACGCTACTCTATTCACCATGGATGAAGACACAGATCAGGCATTGATTCAAAACTTTGAGCAAGCTATTGGATTCCTAGCTGCTGAGGTTGGTATCTTAATGGATGGAATCTACTCGCACGAATCTCTCTGCAATGTATGCAATATCATTAGAGAGAAACTTGAGGAAAGGAGAAGTGTGATTGTTAACAACCGTGTTAACACTGGCGAAACTGGGCTAAGACAAGAGTCCAGAATCATTATGCAATCTGACTACAAGCACTAGGAATTAAATATGGAAAAAGATAACTGCTTAACAGATGAGCAAGAACTAGAAAAGGCAATTAAGGCTAAAGGCCTTACCGCGCCAAGGCTTACTCCTGAATGGATTGACAGCGTAATCAAAGGACAAACATTCACAGTGCTTCCTAGTGGGCGCACCATGGTATGTGAGATGGAACTTAAGAACGGATTCACAGTTCTAGGAGTATCCTCTTGTGTGAGCAAGGAAAACTTTAACCAAGAAATTGGTGAGAAGATCTCAAGGGAGAATGCACGAGATAAGATCTGGGAGCTGGAAGGCTACTTGCTCAAGCAACATTTGCATGACGCAAGTAAGTCACTTAAAGTCTAGGAGCTAACATGACTTTTAAATACCGCAAGAAGCCTGTCGTAATTGAAGCTTACCAACTCGTTGACAATGGCGAAGAAACTACAGCTATTCCCCAGTGGTTTATGCAAGAGATTACTGCTGGAAAAATCTCGCCCACTATTGACGGAGGTCTAAACATTTACACACTTGAAGGCATAATGAATGCAGCTCCTGGGGATTACATTATTCGAGGAGTTAAAGGAGAAATCTATCCTTGCAAGCCTGACATCTTTGAGCTGACTTACGATAAAGCTTAAGGCAAAAGAAAGCCCCAGTCTAGTTTCCTAGCTGGGGCATTTTTGTATCTAGTGAAAATGCATGAAACTAGCGATGGCGTAT